ACCTACAAACAAGTTTCTCATACAATCAAGTAGCATTAATTAATAAAGTTCCAACTGAAGTTAATTTAAAAGATTGTATTGAAATATATTTAAACCATAATATTAGTTGTTTAATTAAAGAAACTGAGTTTGACTTAAAGGCTGCGGAAGCCCGCCTAGAAATAGTTGAAGGTTTATTAAAAGCATTAGAGGACATTGATAACATAATTGCGTTCATCAAGAAGTCTGAGTCAAGTGCTGCCGCAAAAGATGGTTTAGTTAAAGAATATAAATTTACTGAACCTCAAGCTAAGTCTATTGTTGCTATGAGATTAGGTTCTCTTGCTAAACTAGAAAAGATTGAATTAAATGATGAAAAGAAAGGTTTAGTTAGTGATATTGAATACTTTAATAAAATTTTATCTTCAAATGATGAACAAAAGAAGATTATCAGAGAAAGATTATCTGAATTAGTTAAAAAATATGGAGATAAGAGAAGAACTGAATTGGCACAAATTGAAATTCCTAAAGAAGAAAAAGAGATTGCCGCAGTTATTCCTGAAGATGTAGTTGTAATGGTATCTCAATCTGGAGATGTTAAGCGTATAGCTAAATCAAGCTTCAGAGCACAAAGAAGAGGCGGAAAAGGAATTAAATCAGAGGATGATGCTAACCTAGCTACTATTAGAACTAATACTATTGATAACTTATTAGTATTTACTAATGAAGGTAAAATGTATAAGATATTAGTTGATAAACTTCCTGTTGGAACAAATGCTTCAAAAGGACAAAATTTAGCAAGTTTAATTAATATGGATGTAAATGAAAAAGTAGTAGCTGCCGCAAGTATGGATAGAGATTTAGATGCTGATTATGTAGTATTCATTACTAAACAAGGTTTATTTAAGAAAACTTTATTAAGTGAATATAAATCAATTAAAAAATCAACAGGTACTCAAGCAATTAAGTTAAAAGAAGGAGATAGTATATGCAACGTAGTATTCATGAAAGAAGAAGAATTCATGATATTTACTAAAAAAGGTATGGCTATCAGATTTACAACTAGTGATATTAACCCAATAGGTAGAGTAACTAGTGGTGTAAAAGGTATAGGCTTAGTTGAAGGAGATGAAGTTGTATGCGGATTCCCTGTACTTGATAATACAAAAGAAGTTGCTATAATTGGTAAAAATGGTTATGGTAAAAAATGTGAATTAAGCGAATTTACTTCTCAAGGTAGAGGTGGAAAAGGATTAAAACTAGGTGCGGAAATAGCAGGTGCAACATTGGTAGGCCCTGAAGATGAGTTGCTATTGGTTGGTAAACCTAATAGTATATGCATCGCCGCTACTGAACTTCCAACTCAAGGTAGAGCTACAATAGGAGTTAAATTAGCACAAAATGAAATTAAGAGTGTTGTTAGTGTATAACAGCACTTTTTTAGTTGAAAAGATTAAAAAATTATTATATAATATATATGTAATAACAAAGGAGGGATTATAATGATAGATAAAAGTTTAACTCATATGAGAGCATTAATTGATTTATTAAATTATCATACTAAACTTTATGATGAAGGCCACCCAGTCATTTCTGACCAAGAGTGGGATCAAATGTATTTTGAACTAGCTTCATTAGAACATCAGTATAATACCTATTGTGAGGATAGCCCTACTCAAAGGGTTAATTTTCAAGTTGTAAATAAACTTAATAAAGTAGAACATTCTCACCCTATGTTATCACTAGATAAGACAAAAGATATTGATGAAGTAAAAGCATTTATTGGCAATAAAAAATATATCGCCATGGCTAAAATGGATGGTTTAACATGTTCTATAAAATATCAAAATGGTAGATTAGTATCTGCGGAAACCCGCGGAAATGGTCTAATTGGAGAAGATATTTTACATAATGTATTACATGTAAAGAATGTTCCTAATAGAATTAATTATAAAGATGAATTAGTTTTAGATGGTGAAATTATTTGTACTGATGAAGATTTTAAATCTTTTCAAGAAGAATACAAAAATGCAAGAAATTTTGCTTCAGGTAGTATTAGATTATTAGATAGTGAAGTAAGTGCTGCAAGACATCTTACTTTTGTAGTATGGGATGTCATTAAAGGACTAGACTTTTGCGAAACATTATCTGAGAAACTAGAAGAATTAGATAATTTATTTGGTTGTTTTACAATAGTACCTATGTATTATGGTTCATCAAATATTGAAGAAACAATAGAACAAATAAAAATGAAAGCAAAAGCATTAGGTTATCCTATTGACGGTATTGTATTTAAATATGATAATATTGAAGAATATAATGCGGCAGGTAGAACTGACCATCACTTTAAAGGTGGTTTAGCATATAAATTCTATGATGAAGAATATGAAACTAAACTTATAAATATAGAATGGACTATGGGTAGAACTGGTGTTCTAACTCCTGTAGCTGTATTTGAACCTGTTGAAATTGATGGTACAGAGGTTTCAAGAGCTAGTTTACATAATGTAAGTGTAATGGCGGAAACCCTTGGTCAACCATACGCTGGACAACGTTTATGGATTTTCAAGGCGAATATGATTATTCCTCAAGTATCGAGAGCTGAACATAAGCCTCTTACGATATCTGAATTTAGATGCGAGGTTTGTCCTATATGCGGCGCCCGCACAGAACTTAAAAACAATGATGGAGTAATGACTTTATATTGTTCTAATAATCAATGTCAAGGTAAATTAATTAATAGATTAGACCACTTTTGTGGTAAAAAAGGCTTAGACATACAAGGGCTTTCAAAGGCAACTCTTGAGAAACTTATTGAATGGGGCTGGGTTTCTAATTATATTGATTTATATAAATTAGAAAACAAGTCTAATGAATGGAAAAACAAAGCTGGATTCGGTGAGAAATCAGTAGAGAGGATCTTGGACGCCCTTAACCTAAGCAAAAAAACCACTTTAAATAAAGTTATATCAGCTGCGGGAATACCTTTTATAGGTTCTACAGTAGCAAAAGAACTATGTAAATACATTAAAACATATCAAGAATTTAGAGAAAAAATTGAAGAAGGTTTTGATTTTACTCAATATGATGGTTTTGGTGAAGTAATGTCTGATGCTTTATTGTCTTTTGATTATAAAGAATTAGATGATGTAGTTGAATATGCATTAGATATACAGGAGGAAGTACAAGAAACTGGTGGCAATTCTCTAGAAGGATTGGTCTTCTGTGTAACAGGTAAAGTTCATATCTATAAAAATAGAGATGAATTAAAGGCGGATATTGAATCTAAAGGCGGAAAAGTCGTAGGTTCAATGAGCGGAAATGTTAATTATTTAGTTAATAATGATATAAATAGTACATCAAGTAAAAATACCGCCGCTAAAAAAGCTGGAATTCCAATTATAACAGAGGAAGAATTGCAATCAATGTTTTAATATATTGATACCATCAAAAATTTTGTATATAATATAAATATGAAAGATAGAAAAGAAAAAAGAAAAATTGCTAAAGAAATTATTAAGTTAGAATGTAAATGTCGACAAACCAAAGATAAAAAATTAATTGATGAGTACACGACAAAAATGAATGACTTGATAAAGAATCTTTCATTGGAAGACATATTATTTTTAGATGAATATATAACGAGGAAACAAAACTTGATAAAGTAAAAATTTTTAGTTATAATATTCATAGATAAAATAAAAAATATAAAAAATTAGAAGGAGAAAAGATTATTATGTTAAAACCAAATAGTAAATTAGTTTATGATTATGTAAAAGCAAATGGAGCTAGCAATATTACTGCAGCTGACATCGCTGAAGGAACTGGATTAAACACTAGACAAGTTAACGGAATCGTTACATCTGCATTCCAAAGAAAAGGTTTAATGGAAAGAATCGCTGCTGAAGTTGAATTAGAAGATGGTTCTCATAAAACTGTTAAATTCATTAAGTTAACTGCTGAAGGTGAAGCATTCGATCCAGAAGCTGAAGACGCTGAATAATTTTAAATAAACATAAAGAAGGTTGGAGCTGGGTTATACCTAGCTCTTTTCATTTTATAGAAAGGAATTGTTTGTAATGGAAGTATTAAGTTTTTTATTTTTAATAATTGGTATTATATTATGTTTTATTGCTTATAATAAAAAAGAAAAAACTAATAATATTAATAAAGAAATTGAAGAAGAAAATAAAAAATTATTAAATGATAAAGATAAGATTACAAATGAAATAAAAATTTTAAATTTACAAAAAGAAGAAAAACAAGTTGATTTAGATAAAATAAATAATTTAACTAAAGATATGAATGCGGCCGCCCGTGCAGCTTTTACCGAGTTTCAAGATGCGTTAAACGCAGAGTATGATAATACTGAACGTGAACATGATGAGGCAGTAGAAATATTAAGAAGTTCATATGATAGTTTACAAGATATATTAATGTATAAGATAAAAGAGGCACAAAAGGAATTAGATAAGATTTCCGCCACCAGAGCCGCCGCATTAGAGGCACAACTTAAAGAAGAAGAAATCAAAAATAAACAAGCTTTCTATTGCCCCCAAGTTCCTGAAGACGAGCTTAAAGATGCCATGACTCTCCGTGATATTGAATATAAATTAAACAATCCAAGAGTATTAAGAATGCTTATATGACAAACATATTATCAAAAACCTATGAACCAAGTCTGCGCAAATGTCTTAGGAGCGGCTTCCGCAAATACTTGTGGTATATATAAAATAACAAATCAAAAAAATAATTTAGTATATATAGGTCAGGCTGTTGATATGTCAACTCGTTGGAAAAATCATGCGAAAGCTGGATTAGGGATCGACACGCCCGCAAATAATAAACTTTATAAAGCCATGAAAGAAGATGGACTTGAAAATTTCTCATTTGAACTATTGGAAGAATGTAGCCGAGAAGAGTTAAATGAAAAGGAAAAGTTCTATATAGGATTATATCAATCCGATCAATACGGCTACAACTCAAACG